TTCAGGGGTTAAACACTTACCCAATCCCCGTCGATACGGTGGATTTGCTGGATCATGTGATCCGCACACAGGCAAATGTCCAGTCCACACAGTCTGATTTGACAATCACCCGCATCAGCATTTCAACCTACGCCACACTCCCCAACAAACTGACCCAAGCACGCCCAATTCAGGTTTGGTATCAGCGTTTGGATGGACAAATCACTCCTACCTCCTCAGTTTTGTCTGCAAATATCAGCGCCACAGATACAACAATCTCCCTCTCAAGTACTACGGGTTTACCCGCAATCGGGTACATCAACCTCGACTCAGAGACGATCTTCTACAACTACATTGACGGCAACACTTTGGGTGACTGCTTCCGTGGCCAAAACGGCACAACGGCGGCTTCGCACACTGCCAGTGCTTCGGCTAGTGTCTACATCAACAACATCCCTCGTGTGACCATGTGGCCAACGCCTGACGGCTCCCAGCCTTACCAGTTTGTGTACTGGCGCATGCGCCGGGTGCAGGATGCTGGCAACGGTGTCAATGTGATGGACGTGCCCTTCCGATTTGTCCCCTGCATGGTGGCCGGTCTGGCTTACTACATTGCGCTCAAAGTCCCCGGTGGCATGGAGCGTTTGCCGATCTTGAAGCAGCAGTACGATGAAGCATGGATGACTGCGGCTGATGAGGATCAAGAACGCGCGGCGTTGCGCCTCGTGCCTAGACAGATGTTCATTGGAAGCGGTGCGTAATGGGAAACCGGTTCTCATCAGGCAAGAACTCAATTGCCGAGTGCGACCGGTGTGGGTTTCGCTTCAAGTTGGTAGAGCTGAAAAAGCTGGTTGTGAAGACCAAAACCTACGACTTGAAGGTGTGCCCACAGTGCTGGGAGCCTGACCAGCCGCAGTTGCAGCTGGGTATGTACCCGGTGGATGATCCCCAAGGTGTGCGGGACCCGCGTCCCGATCTGAGCTACAAGCTCTCTGGACGCACAGGTTTGCAGATTGTTTTGACCAACAGCCCTGCCCCAGATGCTGAGGGTATTGTTGGAGGAGGCAGTCGAGTGTTTCAGTGGGGATGGAATCCAGTTGGAGGTGCGGCGTTCTTTGATGCTGCACTGACACCAAATAACTTGGTTTCTACAGTAGAAATTGGTACAGTCACAGTTGCAACGACATAAGGAGTCGAGATGGATAAGAAAGAAGTTAAACAGATTGCCGACAAAGAGGTGAAGGCGCATGAGAAGCGCATGCACCCCGGCGCAAAGAAGATGCGTGCTGGCGGTAAGACCAACAGCGACATGCTTAAGTACGGTCGCAACATGGCAAAGATTATGAACCAGCGTTCTACTGGTCGTGGAGGCTAATCATGGCTGAGTACAAACAACCCAAAGAACTTCCAGCAGTGGACGTTTACAACGAGCCAAACAAAGAATATTTGCGCAACGCAAATGTATCTGTTGGCAACGTGCGCAGCAATGACTACCCCGGCACAAAAACTGACGGTGTCAAAATCCGTGGTACTGGCGCGGCAACTAAAGGCTTGATGGCACGAGGCCCGATGGCATGAACTACACTGATCTTGTAAGTGCGGTAACCAACTACACGGAGAACACCGTGTCTACGTCTGTGATGAACGTGTTCATCACTCAGGCGGAGCAGCGCATTTACAACTCAGTTCAGTTCCCAGCCATCCGCAAGAACGTCACCGGGGTTCTCTCCACAGGTAACAAGTACTTGTCTTGCCCATCGGACTTCTTGTCTACGTTCTCGCTGGCTGTGGTTGATGCTGATGGCAACTACGAGTACCTGCTGAACAAAGATGTGAACTTCATCCGTCAGGCATACCCAAACCCAAACGATCAAGCTCAGCCAAAGTACTATGCGCTGTTTGGCCCGACCACCACATCTGGCCCGACTCCCGTGATTACCAATGAGCTGAGCTTCATTCTTGGCCCGACTCCTGATGCAGCTTACGATGTTGAGCTGCATTATTACTACTACCCAGAATCAATCACTACAGCCAACACAACATGGCTGGGCGACAACTTTGACACTGTTTTGCTGTATGGAACTCTGGTCGAAGCCTACACCTACATGAAGGGCGAGGCTGACATACTGGCGTTATACGACGGCAAGTACAAAGAAGCTTTGGCTTTGGCTCAACGCATGGGTGACGGACTTGAGCGCCAAGACGCATACCGCAGCGGGCAGTTCAGAATGCCCCCGCTTCCTCAGAATAACGGGGTGCGTTGATGGCATTCAGTGGAAACTATTCTTGCAACACACTGCGCAGTGGCTTGGCCAACGGTACGATAAATTTATCGACCGACACTTTCTACTTGGCCTTGTACACAAACGCAGCGACGTTGGACCAAACAACAACGGAGTACACAGCTACAGGGGAAGCCTCTGGCGGGGATTACGTTGCTGGTGGCCAAGTCGTAACCGCAACTGTTTCATCTCAGACCACCCCATCGGGCAGTATTGTGTATGTGTCTTTTTCTTCTCCGTCGTGGAGCGGACAAATCACCGCTCGCGGTGCTTTGATATACAAAGCCGGAGCAAATGGCGCAGTCTGTGTGCTGGACTTTGGAAGCGATAAGAATTCAACCGTATCTTTCACAGTGACGATGCCAGCCAACACAAGCACATCAGCACTCATCCGACTTGTTTAAGGAGTAACAAATGTCAGCCATAGAAAAAGCAACAGCGTCCGATGTTATCGGTAGCGCAATCACCAAAGCTTTGGAGACTGGCGAGTCCGCCACTGCCAAGGGCGTGTACCACATGCAGTGCTTTGACAAAGACGGTAACCTGAAGTGGGAAGCTGAATGTCCCAATCTGGTTGTCAACGGCGGCTTGCAGGACATGAACAACAAGTACTTCCTCGGCAGTGCATACACTGCTGCTTGGTACATTGGCTTGTACGGCGCAGGATCAACAAACAACCCGGCTGCTACTGATACAGCGTCTTCGCACGCTGGCTGGACTGAGATTGTTCCCTACAGCCAAGCAACCCGCCCGGCATGTTCTTTTGCCACGCCAACCACAGCCAACCCATCTGTGGCTACCAATTCAGCTTCCCCTGCTGTGTACAGCATCAACGCAACAGCAACTGTTGGCGGTGCGTTCTTAATCAGCAACAGCACCAAAAGCGGTACGACTGGTACGCTGTACTCAGCCTCTGACTTCACTTCTCCCGGCGATCGTAACGTGGTATCGGGTGACACATTGAACGTAACTTACACACTCAGCTTGGCTGGTTGATAGGAGCAAACATGGCAACATTTAAAAAAGGCGATGTCGTCAAGCTGGCTGGCGTTGTACCCCAAGGCCCGGTGATCGGTATGCGCATGGATGATGATGGCAACGTGTCATACCTGATTGAGTGGACTGATGCCGATGGTCACGACCAGCAACGTTGGTTTGCTGAGTCTGAACTGGCTGCTGTTTAAATGAGCGGGGCATGAGTGTTCGGCTTATCCACATTCTCACAAGCCCCGTTTTCCTCGCTTGGTAACTCTGTTTACGCAGTATTTGTAGTAGAGACAGCCACAGCGACTGACAGCGTATCTTCGCTTTTAACGTACCTGTCCGCTGTATCTGAAACATCCACCGCGACAGATTCAATCTCCGCAGCTGCAACCTTTCCAAGCTCAGTGTCCGAGACAGCTACTGCGACAGATTCAATATCAGCGGCAGCGACATTTGCTACGTCTGTAACGGAAACAGCGACAGCGACCGATTCGTTGTCAGCAACCCAGACATTTGCCAGCACAATCGCTGAATCTGCCACAGCAACAGATTCAGTTTCAGGAACGATGACGTTTGCGTCTTCCTTTGCAGATACGGTCATCGCTACGGATTCTGATGCAGTTGCATCCAGCACGTTCAATGCGCCTGTGGTTGAAACAGCCACAGCAACGGATTCAATATCTTCAGCAGCTACATTCCCGGCGGCTGTAAGCGAAACAGCGACAGTAACTGACACAAACTCAGCTGCGGCTAAGTTCATTGGAACCATCACAGAAACAGCGACCGCGACAGACTCGGACTCTGCAACTCAGACATTTGTTTCGACAGTTTCTGAATCTGCTACAGCAACAGATGCTACAGCCAGCTCATTCGCCTTCAATGGTAGTGTGAGTGAGTCTGCTACGGCGACAGACACCAACGTGGCCTCAAACCTATGGTTGTCAAACATATCTGAAAGCTCTACGGCTACAGATGCAATAGATGCTGCGGCGACTTTCCAAGCTTTGGTTGAAGAATCTTTGTTGGCAACAGATTCGACGCTGGTTGCACAGATATTCCTGTGCGCCATTCAAGAGACAGTCACGGCATCGGATTCGTTCTTTGCCCGGTTCTTGTGGGAGCTGATTGTTGACAGCCAGAACGCAAACTGGGCCACGATCAATGACGCAGACGCAGTTTCTTGGGAGACAATGCAGACAGCCCAGACTGCTGGCTGGGCAGCGGTAGATTCTTCGGATTCCCCCAACTGGGCAGAAATCAATGACAGCAACCCAAATTCTTGGACAGACATTGGGACAACCTGAGAGTAAGACATGGCATTAGTTTTAGCTGACAGAGTTAGGGAAACTACTACCACGACAGGTACAGGCACAGTCACGCTTGCCGGGGCTGTAACTGGGTATCAATCTTTTGCAGTTGTTGGTAACGGCAATACAACGTACTACACGATTGCTGGGCAAGGAACCTCCGAATGGGAGGTTGGTATTGGCACATACACCTCCGCAGGTACAACGCTTGCACGGACGGCTGTGCTGGCTTCCAGCAATTCTGGTAATTTGGTCAGCTTCAGCTCTGGAACCAAAGATGTTTGGGTTGATTACCCGGCGGGTAGAGCCGTCACCGGCGCTGAAGGGTACATTGAAAATGACCTTCAAATTGACATCAGCTCAACCATCAATACTGGCAAGAATGCAATCAGCGCAGGGCCAATCACCGTGTCTTCAGGGGTTACGGTAACCGTTCCGTCAGGCTCAGTCTGGACTGTAGTCTGATAAACAAATAGAATCCATCAAGGAGTTTAAACGTGCCATCCTCATATACCGACCTTCTAAAGCTGGTTCAGCCAGTAACCGGGGAACTCACGAATACGTGGGGTAACACAGTCAACTCTACGCTTACGCAATTCATTGAAAATGCAATTGCAGGCTATCAAACCAATAGTGTAACCAGCGGTGACTGGACGCTTTCCACAGCAACTCCCGGCGACACAGCATCATCTTCGACAAACGCCGCTCGGTATGCCATCCTGATTGCAACAGGTGCGCCCGGCACGACAAGATATATCTACGCCCCGCAGCTGAGCAAAACCTATGTGGTCATCAATAACTGTACGGATCAAAGCTCTGTCTGGGTTCGTGGTGGTACATCAAGCTCATACACCACCGGCGTGGAGATTGAAGCCACAGGTTCTGCTTTGGTCGCATGGGACTCAACAGCCAATGACTTTGTGAAGATTGCAGGTGGTGGCGGCGGAGCCGCAGGAGCCGGAAGCAACCAAGTCTTCTTCCAGAATGACCTGACAGTCACAGGCAGTTACACCATTCCCACAGGCAAGAACGCAGGTACGTTCGGTCCGGTTTCTATTAATTCAGGCGTAACAGTCACCGTGCCGTCCGGCTCTGTCTGGACAGTCGTTTAAGGAGAACACATGAGTTCAGTATCAGTATCAGGAAACGCAAGCGGCACAGGTGTGCTGACCATTGCCGCACCAAACACAAACAGCAATTACACACTAACACTGCCTGCGGCAACAGGAACAGTTGCGCTGACGAGCAACACAGTGCAGATTCAACCAATTTCAGCGTCTGTTGCAGCCAATGCTTTGACAATCTCCGCATCAGCTTTAAGTTTGGATTTTCGTTCTACGACTCTTGGCAGCGGCACTATCACCACAGTGGCTGGAACTCCTGCAAGTTTGACTGTTCCATCTTCTGCAACACTGGGTACAGTCAACGCTGTTCAATCTCGTTTGGTGGTTATCGCACTGAACAACGCTGGAACAATCGAATTGGCAGTGGTTAATATCTCGGGCGGCACTCAGCTTGATGAAACTAACTTGTTGACTACCACGGCAATTAGCGCAGCGTCAACATCAGCAAGTACTGTTTATTCAACATCAGCCAGAACCAGCGTTGCATATCGTGTGATTGGGTTTATTGACTCAACGCAGGCAACCGCAGGCACTTGGGCAACTGCACCATCAACCATTCAAGGTCAGGGCGGAGAAGCTTTATCTGCAATGAGTTCAATTGGTTATGGTCAGGCTTGGCAATCGGTTGCCCGCACCAGTGGAACAACTTATTACAACACCACCGGCAAGCCAATTTGCGTATTTGTAACTTGGATTGGCGGAAGCATGACGATCACAGTCAACGGTCAGGCACTGGGGCCAACGTCATCTGCGGGTACAAATACAAATACGTCTTTTGGCGGCATTATTGTTCCACCTTCTGCATCATATATTGTGACGCTTGGTTCAGGAACAATGACAGTTTATGAACTTCGCTAAGGATTAAAAATGCCACACTTTAAAGATTCAGAAAACAAACTGTATTGGCTTGACGATGGGAATGACCCAGCAGTCTGGTTGCCTCAATGTATACAGATCACAGATGCTGAAGCCGAAGTACTTCGCCCAAAACCACCGACACCAACGTACAAAGAACTTCGCGCCGCAGAATACCCATCAACTCAAGACCAACTTGATTTGCTGTACCACGGCGGTATGGATGCGTGGAAAACCGCCATTCAGGCAGTCAAAGACAAATACCCGAAAGGCTAAAC